TCTGGCAAACCTGCCTATAATAGGTATATCGGACAAAGCATCACCTACATTCGTTAGAAATTCCATAGCACGTTCACCAGGACCAGCTATACGTTCGTCAGATTCGATTCGTATCTCCATATGAGTTCCGGTGAGAGATCCTAATTCTACATTCTTGGCCGTAACATAAATTTGAACAGAAACGTCGGTGTTAACATCTGCGGAGGTAGAAGGCGGGTTAATCGTAGATATATACAAAGAACCTGCATTCTCCATATCTGAAAATGGAGTAACATCAGAGAGTACAGCCAAACTAGTGTTATATAATCTATGAGCTTGCTTTGTTGAAATATAGGGACACTCAAGAATAAGAGGAGTATTCTTTCTAACATCTATAATTCCAAATTGAGGAGATTGAGATAGATAGTTGAGAAAGCCTTCTCGACGTTCAGGATTAGTGATAGCAAAGGTAGCATATGAATCCAAAATGCGATTTTTAAGAGGATATGGTTGATAGGACGCCATCAAATGACCGTAATGAAATCGAGTTCCGACGACGTAAATTTTAATCTCAAGATCACATCGTATATACCCATAATTACGTAGTTTAGACCTTACTAAAGGATCGATAGACCATAAATCCCAAACGGGGAAATCTAAATCAACCTGAGAGCCAATAGGCAGATTAAAAGTACCAATATCAACTGCTCTCTCAAGGAAACTAGACAAAGAACCAAGTTCATCGAGTCCAACATCAAGATAGGAAGAAGTAATGTCACCTTCATGGTCTGGTTCGTTAGCATCATCGTCGGCAAGATTCTCCATAATAGAAAAACTCTGGTCGGTAACCTCACCGTCATTCATAAGATCTGGGAGAGATTCAATTACATAAACTTTCTTACGTTTCTTTGATATGCTATTAAGAGCCAAATTAAGGCCCCTTTCCTCACATTTCAGCTTAAACCATTCAGATAAAGAAGGATCCTTACGGAATTTAGATGAATATTCGTCAAGGGAACCTCCATAAATGGAGGACAAGGTGGAAATTTTATTTTTGCAGATTTCCAACTGCACTTTAATAAGTTGTTCAGTACACGAGTTGTGAAACGGGAGTGTCGTGCAGTCCTCCCGAGTAAAATTGTCAGCAGCTTCAAATATATAAACGACTTCACTTTTTATAGCTGCGTGAGGTCGAGACTCGTCGTTACTACAATCTTCAATTTGACAAGATGAAGAAGTAACGTCATAACGAGTAGTCAATTCAGAATATGTCGGAAAATGTCTTTCTTTGACGTCGGTTATTGAATAATAATCAACCAACATATCTGCTAAGGCATCGCGAATTCTATTAAAATTGTCAATACCAGGGGAATGAAAATAAATTTCAGAAAGTGCACTAACGCACTTATCAACTATTTGCTCATGATCAGAAATAGAGCTGGAAGGCAAAGCCCATGCAACCATTTTAAACACAGAAAGGGGATCAAGAGGACAAACTATGCGATCAAGGACACTATGATAAACAAAAGTCCTCTTTAAAAACGACGCATCATCAATTGATATATAATTAGACACAATGTCACCCTTAGAAGCGGTGGTAAATTTAAGACCATATAATTCCTTACATAACTTAGCATAAACAACTGCATTAAAAGTAGGGCACATAGCCTTAACGGCCATCAAAATGTCATCTCCATACGCAGCGATGAGAACATTAATGAAAAAAGTTCCGATATCATGACCAGAGGCATAGTAAGCATACATGGCAAGAATAACATTTTTAATACAGTTGTCTTCAGCGGTAGCATATTTGCCAGAAGGTTGAACTCCGGGTTTCATAAAAACATCTTTATTGCATTCAAGAATAGGATAAAGACCATCGTTCAAAAGACCATCTACTATCAACATTTCCTTAGGTGTATACCCAAGAGCCGAACACATGTTAGAGACAACCTTAGCGGCCATGAGACTTATATCAAACGGCATATTAACATCGTAACCAGAGTAATCTCCCTCAATGATATTATCAGAAAATGAATTTAAATAATCATATAAAATATGAGACTGATTATGCATATTAATGCCTACGCAACTACCTATCATTGTATTAAACTCCACCAGCAATGAATAAAAGGGGGCAAGGTATTGTCTAGACAAAATAAGTAAATGCAGAGATTGCATAAAAAACAAGCGAGCAGGTTTTCCTTTGAGTCGTAATTCATCTTTAACCTGAACAGATGTGAGAGTAAAAGTTCTATTTCCCTTAATATATTCCTCTTCAAGCTTGTCAATAAGATCATGAACTTCCTCTAAAATGATACGTTGTTCAGAATCAGGGAGTAATGGGAGATACTTGTCCTTGTTTCCATCATAACCATATCCTGCTGAAGTGGAAGCATTGATACGAGAGATAAAATCATTACCTTCAACGCCATTAACTGCTTCACTACGTGATAGTGGCTTAATGCCAACAATATCTTTTTCACCCAGAAAACTAAGCATATGTGAAGTTAATTCATCAACGACAATATCCATAATAGTAGGGTCAAGTTCATAGTTAGGTTTGTTCATCTTCCTAAGACCAGAGTTATAGGGACTTTGATAATTTTCGCCTTTACCAGTAGGTTGTAAAGAAGGAGCACCGTAATTATCATGCTCAGATAAATCAAAATTAAGAACATTCTCTAATAGGGCCTTGTAAGGTTTATAAATGTAGGTCTTATGCAACTTGGATTTCTTCTTAATCATAACTTTACCGTCCAATCTTCCATAGTATTCAACGTACTTATGATCCTCGTATCTAAACATAGACTTAGGAGCTGCTGGAAGCAATTCAGGAATAGCGGGACTAGAATAAAGGAAATTTTGGAGCGATTGAACTGAATACACGCCCTTAATGGATTCGAGTATCATTTCACGGTTGAGAGGAATGGCAACACACGCAGAACTTCCTACAGCACCTAGTGCATGAATGCCTATAATTCCAAAACTAGATTGTTTAGACGCATACAGGGGAGTGCCACACATGCCGCGGTAATGTTTTGCAGAGTAACTATAATATTGTGACAAATTATATTTAGAACCAGTTCCTGTCGAAAAATCGGTGGCATCAAGGTTGAGGGATAAATCCGACGCTTCAGAGCCAGCTGAATAGCACTTAGCGTAGGAAACCATACCAGACTGAAAATGCGGTATTATATCCTTAAATTGACGAAAGCACTTGGTGATAACAACATCATCCGTAACTCTAATAAAATCACTGGAATAAACTGTGATACGATATTTGGGATTGTCATCATCTACAATAACATACTTTCCATCTTCATTGTCTGGAAAAGCATGAGCGTTAATAAGAATATTGTGGTCAAAAAGACCAACTCCAAATATATTCATATATTTAGTAGAACTAGAGTAAACTTTAAGACGAATAATATTCTTGCTAATTTTGGCATAAAAGAATTCGGCCGTACCGGTAAAAGTGAAATGGGAAGACTGGAAATTGGAATCCCAACTGTCATACTTACCATCATTTTTCCTTGAAACTCTATGTTCAGAAGGGCGGGAGAATCCATTACTTTCTTCAGCAAACTCAGGGGCGCCTTCGTCTTCATCTTTTTCAAGAGATTTGGGTCTATTAATATAAAGACGAGCGGCAAATCCCAATGCCGTTCCAATAGTGAAAACGTATCCTAAATTGCCATAGAGGAAGTAAAGCTTGGAAAACATAAGATTGTTCTTAACAGATTCTTTGAAGGTATACTTTTTATACATACTCCTCATCGTACCAAGGATAAAACCTGTTAAACAAAGAGAAGACATGGTATTAAAGAAAGTTGCAAGGCCTGTAAATAAGGGAAACAAGGTAGGAAAAATAAAGGTACATATACTACTAATTGCGAAAATGAAAGCGGATGGGGCTGGATAAAACCATTCAACATCATTCTTATGAGGATATATAGTTATACCACAATAAGCAGCAAACTTGATCACATAGAAATCTGGATAACGGCAAAAGTTGGTACAAAAGGCCCATAGTTTAAGAAAATATAGAAACATGAAAGAACGTAAATTGCTCTTCATAGATTTTTCCCAATTTTCCTTAGATTCTTTAATATCAAAGACGCCGGGAGATCCATCACATTTTTCTTCCCAATCGGGATAATTGTGAACAGGTTCATCAGAATCTTCGTCATCCGAATCAGAATCATATTCTTCAACTTCGGGTTGTTCGAAAATGTTGTCACCCCAAAGAAATTTATAAATCCTAGAGTAGCATTTGCCCACAAAAGAATCTTCAATTTCTTCAATTTCAGGGCCCGAATCATATCCAGGATCCTTCTCTTCAAAATTGTCTTCATGGGGATAAAAATCATCATCAGGAGACTCATAGTAATAAGAATTATCTTCATCGGGATCAAAATTATCTGGTTCATCAACATCATCATCAGAAAGTGATTCTTTTTCAAAAACTTTTTCATCCTCATCGAGATCCTCTTTAACTTCTTCATCGCGACCATGATAGGAAGGAATTTCTCCCATGGCATGAAGTCGAGCAGCAATAGGATCTAGAAGAACTGAAGTATTGTTATCATAAGCTTCGATATGACTAAATAAAGTCTCATAAATATCAGAAGGAGTGTTGGCAGTATGTTTTTCTGCTAAAGTGTAAGAGCGATTGCCCCTAGGAACTCTCTTAGAGAACTTAATTTCATAAACATCGAGGGGATTAGGCGCGGATCGAGCTTTGACATTGTCTAGAGTTTTTCTTGAGATGTCAGAACAATATTCCGATTTAACTGTAACATCCATATAAAGGAATCTTCTAAAAACAGCTGAGGGTGAATAAACCAAATCTTTGGCATTGAGATCAGAATTATTAGTATCAATAATAATAAGCTCAGGGCTAGCTAAGGTTTTACCTTTGAGACGCAATTCAGCCATGTTAAGACTCATGGGGGCAGTGTCGATCATCGATAGAAGCTCTTTAACCATAGGATCACCATTTTTCAGCTGAGAAGCAGCAATATTGCCCAATTCGGAATAATGTATGGCAAAATGCTTTTCAGGATGGTAACCTTCGAAGAAATCTGAACCGTTAGTACGACTATAAATCATGTCAGGCTCAAAATCGACGTTACGAGTACTTGCAAAAGCTTCGGCGACAGCCTTAATAAGAAAAGACTTACCAACTCCTGGATCGCCATGTATTAATATAGCAAAAGGAGCTCTTCTGTCAGTACCAGATTTAACATTTAAAACGTGGCCAACAGCCAAGTCAAGCTCAGCAAGCTTCGTGTCAAAAGGATTAAATTTATACCATGACTTTGACTTCTTGTCCTCAAAATACTTAGTAACAATTCTGGCTTTATTAAGGAATTCAAGGGAGGACATATATCCTCGAGGAACTCTACCTAAAGAAACAAGATTATCTCTTGAATAATACAAAAGTGTATCAAGGGTATCACGCATAACAGGGTCTTCACCACGATTAATTATTGACTCAGTAATTGATCCACCGGACCAAAGAGTCTTTACGAAACGAAAAGCGTTAGAGAGAAGATCTAAAATATGTCCAAACAACGAACGGAAACTATGATCACCGTCACTAAAAATAAACTTAATCTTCTTCGCAAGGTCAAAACCAAATATTCGCATACCAACCAAGTCAAGAATGAAAGTGCGGAGAGAATTGACCAAATCTGAGGAAATGATCATGTCCATTGTCTCTCCCCATGAAGCTTCAACGAAAAAAGAAGTAGAGTGCTTATACAATAAAGTGGCAATACGACGAGTCTTCGAAATAAAAGATTTATAAAAGTTAGGAATAAAACACCTGAGCATGAGGCTAGTATTAGCAAGAAACGAGGCAATTGTAAATTCTCCATAAAGGGAACCAAACAACCATGCACCTAAAATCATGAGAGAATCGGCAATACTATAAACAAGATTCTTAAGTTTTTTACCAAAATGATTGAAAAGACGATTTTTTAAAAAAGAACCAATCGTTTCAAGAATAAAATTGTTAAGATGTTCACCTTTAACCTTTAATTGGTCAATAAAATAAGTAAACATAGTAACGTCATCGAGATCGTCGTCCCGGTCATCTTCATCAGGAAAAGCTTCGACATTAAAAACAGGGTCATCTCGAGCTTTCTTGCGAGCAGCTCTCTTTTGATAACGCTTATTACGTTTTTCACGAGCAGATTTCTTGGTTTTGCGCTTGGGACTCGGCTTGGAAACATTTAAGTGATCAGACTCAATCTTTTCAGAAGCGACAATAACATCAGAAGGAGGAATATAATTTGGATCTTTCTTGTCTTTTTGACGTTTTTTGAAATTCTCAAGTCTACGTTCACGTTCTCTTTTTGCAAGTTCACGTTCAAGTTTTCGAGCTTTAAGAAAATCCATCTTTTTCTTTTGATTAAGTTTCTTAATTTCTTTAGCAGTAGGTTCGTGAAGAATAACAGCAGAATTTTCGCGCTCAGAGACAATCTGAGACCTAACTTCAGACTCACGCTTGGAGCGAAGTTCTTCGGGAGTACCTTGAATATCTAGAGAGATTTCTAAATCTTTACGTATAATCTCAGACTTACGAGCAAGATCAGTTCTCTTAGATTTATTTTTACGAACTCTGGTATGTCTCTTCTTCTTATTAGTACGATTGGATATCATAGAATCCACCGATTTTTTGTAAGATGAGAATCCAGAAGGATCGTCATTACCATGTAAATCAAGATAATTTTCTTTATGTAATCGAGAACTAGTCGATCCAGGATTATGAATATCATATACAGTACCACGGATAGTCTCCATAAAAAATTGCTTATGAGTAGTGCAGAATCTCTGAAATGCTTTAGTACAAACAACACCATTATCTTTAAAGAAATCCTTTACAATTCGCTTTACTTTAGTTAGATTATGTTCATCTTCAATTGCATTCTTAACAGTAGCTTGAACAGTAAAAGAGAGGCCATACCAAAATACGGCAGATTTGTCAGGCTTTAGTCCAGAAGAAGTCATCATCTTTTTATACTTTTCAACAGGGTCATTAGAAATAGAGACGTGAATAGGATCATCAACCTTTGATGGCTTAGACTTATTTTTGCTCTTCTTAGGAGCCTTGTATTTTTTCATGTCACTTTTTTGTAGGATAACTTGATTATTAGCATAAGACGCAATAAACAATGAAACATTAGAACTAACCATACTCCGATCAGAGTCACTAAATGAAAATTCTGGATAGGAACATATATTGTTAATAAATGATTTGTTGATTGCTTTTGTAGACATGCGGGATAACTGTTGATCTCCACATAAAAGAGATAGTTTTTCGGCGGAACTCAAAGAGTGCCACAGATTAAGGAAAGGAAAAGTTTCAAGGGTTGAAACAGTTCTGAAAGTCTCATTAACAGTGAGATTTTTCAGAGGGGGGTAAGTAGAAAGGGTATTATTACGTACTTGTTTAGTAAACCAGGGATAAGAGCGGCAAGGTGATTCAGCCAAGCCACAATGTAATTGATTATAGGTTAATGGTAGAAATCTTTACCAATCACTATGTATTACTCCGTATAGCTTTGTACACAATTAAGTGTAGGAGACCACAAAAACCAAATAAATGGCCAAGTGGGGGGTGTGAACAATAAATGAACACGGTTTATATATATATTTTTTTTTTTTTTTTTTTTTTTTTTTTTTTTTTTAAAAAAAAAAATATTTTTTTTGGGGGGCAAAAAACCCCACAAAACGAAAAAAAAAAAAAAACAAAAAG